ATGATCTTGGTGATTATTATTATTCACAACTGGAATATACAGTTGATCTAATTACTACCTTGTTAGAAAACTCTGATCAGTTAGAGTTTATATATCGAGCCAGTTGGTAATGAACTAACTTTATTTAATTCCAGAAAAGTTAGTTCACGCTCAAAACTTCCCAATGACTAACTTGTCTGGTGTTCCACCGAGTTAGTTCAAACCTGACCGCCTAATTCCCTATGTAGCCAATAGTTCAGCCCCTAATCCAAATTGGATTGGGGGCTATTTTTTGACCAAGAACCTACTGACCAGTAACATTACCCACCAGTAACATTACTCGCCAGTAGAGCATAGGGGGCTGATATGGCGTATGTGATTAAGCGCAACGGCAGATTTACTGGCTATTACAGGCTTGGAAATAGGCGTTTATCGGCTGGCACATGGGCTAATGAAACCGAAGCCATGTATCACGCCATACAGGGTGAGAAACATGGCTCTATTGCCCCTTCAAAGGCTAATTTGAAGGTGGGCGATTATGTAGATCAATGGCTGGCGGTATCTGACCTCATGCCGATCACAAAGAAGGGCTATAAATCGGTCTTAACTAGATTTGTAATTCCAGTTATAGGAGATCGGGAACTAACTTCCCTGAAGCCTTCAGAGTTAGTTAAGTTAATTGATGATCTCAAATTAAGTGGCGTTAAGCCCGCAACGCTCAATCAAGTTAAGGCTTCTCTTGGCTCTATGTTTTCTAAGTTAGTTAGTGCTGGAAAAATGGAAATTAATCCTACTCATGGAATTAAGATCAAAATTAATCATGCCGATATTTCCAATGTATTAGAGCCTGACGAGTTCAAAGAGATCGTGAAACACCTACCAACCGAAGGTGCGAAGTTATTTGCCCAGTTCCTAGTAGCAAGTGGGTGTCGCTATGGGGAAGCCACAGAAGTAAGAGCAAAAGACATTAACTTCAAAACTGGCGAGATATTTATTCAAAGGCGAGTTAGTGATCTAGGCAAAGCGTATAACAAAGGTGAGCGATTTCTAGTTGTAGATGCCACAAAGTCGGGGCAAAAGCGAAGTTTAGTAGTAAGTAAAGCCCTATTACAGCAATTAAAAGCGTATGTCCTAGCAAAAGGCATAGCAAAAGATGACCTCATGTTTCCAAGAACAATACTATTAACGGAGAGTAAACTTAAAGGTTCACAAGGCGCAAAGCCCCCTCGACCATTCGAGAAGGGCGGAAAACAGTTCCAGCATGGAACTCTCTACTCCTATACACATGGGGGTTGTAGATGCGAAGGGTGTAGGCAAGCAGTAGGAAACTACCGCAAAGCCAAAGCCCAAGCAGAAGCACTAGCAGAAGCAAAGCAGGTAGGAAGCCGAAGCCGTAAGGCAAAGCAGAAGCATCAGCAAAAGCAAGAGCAAGGGAGTTTCATCAACAATATGAGCCACATGCCTCGTGATGTATGGAGAACAACATGGAACAAAGCAATAGCCAAGTCCGCAATCGGCTGGTTTCCTAGAACTCACGATTTACGACATGCCAACGCTACGCAGTTATTAAAAAACGGCATAGATGTTCATGAAGTAAAAGAGCGATTAGGGCATCAATCGATCAAGACGACAGAGCGGTATTTACACCGCCTTCGTTCACACCAGTCAAAGGCATCTGAAAGTGCCAATGGCTATTTGGAGTGATGATGAACAACAAGATAATGAACAAAGCCGAAACAGATGTCAAAGCAATAGCAAAAGCATCAGCAAAGGTAATGATAGAACGAAAAAGCAAAGCAATAGCAAGAGCAAAAGCACTAGGGATTGGTGGAGTAGTAATACTTCTAGCGTGTGGTGGGTTAATAACCTTTGGAACAACCGAAGCATTTGCCCCAACCAAAGCCGAAGCCTTAGTAGTTCAAGAAACAAAGAGAGAAGCAACTTTGAAAAAGTATCAGAATGCTAATACTTTGACCGATACTGAATTGGTCGAGTTGCTACAAGCCGTAGGCTTCAAAGGCAAAGACCTTCAAGAAGCATGGGCAGTTGCTAAGAAAGAAAGTAATGGGCGACCTCTCGCTCACAATGGAAATATAGACACAGGCGATAACTCGTGGGGCATGTTTCAAATAAATATGCTTGGAGAGTTAGGTCAATCTCGTAGAGATAAGTTTGGATTAAAATCTAATGCCGAACTGCTCAACCCTGTGGTTAATGCGACTATCGCTTATTACATGAGTGATGGTGGCAAAAATTGGAATGCTTGGCATGGAATTACCCCAAAGACTGAACAGTTAATGGATAAGTTCCTTACAGTAAAAGCAAAGCAATAGCAGAAGCCATAGCAGAAGCAAAGTAAAGCAAAGCAATAGGAGAAGCCCCATCAGAAATGGTGGGGCTATCTCAGAACTAACTTACCTGGCAGCCAGGAAAAGTTAGTTAATTAGTTAGGGGCGAATATGAATGAAAAACAGTTTGTAGATCGCTATGACGACTTAAATCAGGGTTATATAAAGCATAAGCAAAACCAATATAAAAATTATTATCAAGAAGAATTAAATTTAATTCCATATACCGAAGAATTGTTTTGGGATAAGTTAATTCATTTAGGTTGGAGAAAAGATCATACAACAACAGAGTGTTTGGTATTAGTCTGTCCTGAATGTGAAAAAGCCATAACAAAGGTAGTCCTTAAAGATAATAGAGACATTAGACCTTTATTAAAAATTGAAGATAAAGTAAAGATTCACCAGACAGCATATTGCAAAGCAACAGCAAAGCAGAGCAAAGCATAAGCAAAAGGCAAAGCCGTACCAAAATATTATTGATTGTCTTTAATTAGCCTAACTTCGCAAGCATCAGTTGTGCAGTAAGCCTCACCAATAGCATCAGCAGCCATGCCAGCGTAAACACCAGACAAATCAATAGGAAATAATTTCATAGTTCCTTCTGTTTCATATTCTTCAGCAGTGATTTGGGTATAAGGCATCTGAGGATACGTAGCATTACCAGAAGGTAAAAAGGACACGGTCTTAAGTTGTCCATCGTACATATGCAAAGCCGTACCAATAGCCGAGGCTTCTTTTTCTGGATCAAAAGAAATAGTTACAGATACAGAATTGTCTGACCAGTATCTTTGTGCAGTAGCAGCAAGTGCCATCTTTTCATAAATACTTACATCTTTTTCAGAACGTTTAGCCTTTGATTTAATTGGAAAGAAAACAACGGAAGTTGTATCAGGAGATTCACTTGCTGGTTCTACTCGATAGTTAGCCAACTTAAACAAAGGAAGCATTGGATCAGAATTAGCAAAACGAATAGCACGATTAAAGTATTCGCCACCAACAGTCCAGTGAACGCCAGGTGATTCACCTGCCAAGATACTAACTGTTCCACTTGGTTTAACTGTAGTCATCTTTATAGACTCACGAATACCTAACCATTCTGAATAGGTATTGTCATAAGTTTTAATTACTTTATATCCTTCATCCATCCATTGACGAAGAGTTGGAAGACTTTTATTATCGGCAAAATTTGCTACACCTGATACAGAAGTTCCAATGCGACGATTACGTTGCATGATTGCGTTAGTTTCTTCCCAATGAGTAGGAAGCAGAGTTACAGTCTTTGCATATAGATAAGCAAACTTCAAAGTTCTTTTAAAATCATCTATATCTTCGTGACGATTTAGATAAGTTTCAACTAAGGTACAACATTCATATGACTCTAATGATTGTTCAGCACATGGGTTGTATCCCATAATGCGCCAATCTTTATTGTTCTCAGGATCAGCCAATCGGCCATACTTCCTAGAGATATCCATCCAGACAACTCCTGGCTCACCATTACGAGCAATACCATCAATTATTGTATCTAAATTATCTCCTACATTAACTGATACAGAGTTGTTTGACATCCATGCCCAACCAGGTTTTGTTGGATCATAAGAGTTACGCTCTGGAAATGCTTCGGGGTTTTTTAAATTTAAGAAATTAGGATCATCAATTCGACCAATAAGTAATTCAGCAGACCGCCGAACATTACCAGATACAACACAAACCCCAATGAGATTCCCAATATCAGCGATATCAGTGCGGGTAAGTTTCTCACCAGCACGTTGCTTGAAGATTCCATCGATGTAATGATGTAACTTAATGAGCGGTTCTGGACCTGCTGCTGTTCCTCCGAAAGTTTTAATTGGTTCGCCCGCATTACGGATAAGCGAATAGTCGAAGGTAGGAGACTTAGAATCTGGGCGTAAGTAAGCGTTAAGTAAGATTGCTGTTGATTCGACCCAGCCCTCTCTGGTATCTGGAATGACATATGGTTCCCCCTCTTGTGGTGCATAAATTGTGAAGTCTTTATCGGCGCCCTTATCGTCGAAGCCAACTCCAACTCCAAGCATACTAGCCTCCATCAAAAATGCAAAAGGCTTGGCTGGGTCAGTCTTAGTCATGGAGGCGGTAGATACGAAAGCACAGTTTTGTAAGGCTGCGGAGTTACGTTGGGAATTAACAATAGAGGTTCCCATTACCCATAGACCACGACCAGGTGGTGTCCACTTCAAGTTCCATAAACGATCAAATGCCTCTTTGGCTGAAGAGGCTGCCTTGGCATCTGACCATGGAAGGCGATTAGTTTTAGCATGATCTTTTTGTAGGGAGTACATTCCGTTAATGACTCTTTCACAGACATCTACCCATGTCTCTTTAGTACCATCTGGCTTAAGTCGTGAATAGGTTCTAAGAAAAGTAATTTCTCCTACAGAATTTCCCGCTGCATCTTGATAACCAAATGGCGCTTTCTTTGCTCTGTATGGTGTAACAAATTCTTCGGCTAACTTAAAAGAGAAAAGACTCATGGACCCCTACCATTTCTAATTGAATGCAAATACCCCTCGATGGGAATGCGTATTGTGACGGGTCTTAACCTATCACATATGTGTTAACTTCTTTTATTACTTAGAGCAAGGACAAAAGGGTAAAGTTGTCTCCACTATGATCCACTGCTCTCCACCCGCTGTTATCAGATAACTATTCTTCTATTGATTGTTGAATAATTTTTGTTACAGTATCTTCTTTCAAAGTATCAGGAAGTTCTCGAAGTGCTTGTGCTCTATCTCCAAAGATTGCAGAAAGAACTCCACCAGAACTTTGACGCTCTGCTGTAATACGAACAAACTCTCGATTTTCTTCTAACTCTTTTAAATTACCAACCAATTTAAACAAACGATCAATTTCTTGAGATACATTGGGATCAGCATATCCGCCATTCATTTCTTCTGCAAAACGCATAAAAGCCACTCTTTGGCCTTGCATTTCAATGATTGCGTTAAGTAAAGCCTTTAGTTGATCTTTAGTCTTTACTTCAACAGGAAGGTTGAAAGCACAATTATTATCAGGCTTGAAAGCAGGACAATTCGAGGCAACAAAGCAGGTATTGCATTGGCGAAGTGACGAGTGTTGGTTATTAATGATTGGAACATCTTTAAGAACATCCTTTCCTTCTTCATCAGTTTCAACTATTGTTTTCATCTTATACCCAAAGACAGGTAAATTTTGAACCTCTGAAGGATCTCTTTGAACCACCTCATTGGCAGAAACTTTCCGCACTTCTATATCACTGTTATCAGATGACGGGATCTCAAATCCCATAAGACCTGTTAACAATTCATCACTGTTATCAGATAATTTCTCCCCTTTACCACCTTCTATGATGTGAAAGTTTGGGCTTTTCTTGTCCATTGATTCCTCTAATCGCTTGTATGACCAGACTGCAACCTTAGTTGATTCCACCGCACTATCTTGTACAAACGCTAAATAGTCTAACCCAGCCTTCTCCACAATTGCCTTGTAACGAGGTCTGGCTTGATCCTTCATTCTCTTTGGATAACGAACTAACTTAGTTCCATCCCAGATAATAGTTTCGCCTCTTCTCATGGGCGATAGCCATGACAATGTGCTGGCAGTAACAAATGGTATCTGTCTCAGATTGTCTGGCTTAGCACATCCAAGGGCATGGTACTTAGTTCCGAACTCCTTTGAGTAACTCCTGGTAACGGCCGCTAAGTTAGTTACTTCCTCAATCTCAGCGTGAGGTAATAAGACATTCCCGTACTTCTGAGACATCTCTTTTAATGCTTGTAGTCCGTATTCTTGATGCCACACTACCCATAGTTTTGGATCGTTACTGAAAAAGGGGCGTTGTTTTTCTACCCAATCCAACCCCAGTGTTAGGGAGTCAAACTCTTGAAAGGCTATGGCTCTATCTGCATTGTTAACTAAAAACTCTTGATAATCTGCGGCTAAATCAAGTAACTCATCTTTTGATAAACCAGCCTTGTCTGCTTGGGCAGCGCCTGATTCAACATACACTTGAGTCTCTGGAGTAAAGTGTTCGCTTATAAGCCATAATTTAGTTTTAGGTAATCCACGTTTACGTAAACCCCAGTAATTGAGTCCCATTGACTCAACTTTCATGCCTTCTAAAAGAGTGCGATTAGAACCAACCTCAGTCCCTGAAAATATAAGTTTAGTCATCCCAGAACTCTAGTTCTTTTGGATTGGCTGCATCTTTTGACTTAGCAACATTGACTCTATTTATTGATTCTTCAATTTGATTCCATGTCCTTACTTTTCTAGGAGCGTCAGGACGACGTTCTACAGCCAAGTATCCTGGATTCATAAACATAATTGCTGGAATACCTTGTTCTTCAAATACCCACGCACACATGGCAGGGTCCGCATCTACATACATTTCAATTGGAGCACGACTACGGCTCATAACAAATTGACGTTTCTTTAAATCTTCACCTTCAAGGTTAAAAGAGTAATCAATTAAGTCATCGTAATTAATAATTCCGTGAGATTGAAGCCAGTGTTGTGCATCTTCAGTTTTACGAGATGTCATGAGTGCAACTCGGTTGTTTAAATTTAAAGCATAATAAAGCATTACTCCTGCTCGGATTGGCTCTCCTGTGTCCGAACTAAGTACTCCGTCTAGTGATACGAGTATGTTCACGTTTAGTTCCTTTTTCTAATGCGCCTTTTTACAGTTGCTTTGGATGCTCGGTAGTTTCCTGTTTCTCCAGTAATTGCTGATTCAGGGTCTTCATGAACGTCTTTATGCGGTTCTACTTCATAAACATATTTTCCTTCTTTATCAGCAGCATAATTTGCTGCCGATTCTAAAGAATCAGTCATGTAGACGTGCTCTCTGTTATTGAACTCTTGCGGGTCTACATCGGGATGAGACCTAGACTCTTCATTAGTTTTACTTGGAGGCAAAAGAACATCCCCCTTTTTAAACTTTTTATTAGTTCCGTGAAAAAGGACTGCAGATAAATTATTGTAACTCATCCTTTTGCCCTATACGTTGCTGCTCGTCTAATAAGGGTCTGAGTATCTGGCAATTCAATGCCATAAGTCTCTTCGGCCTGTTGTGATTTGTATGCTGTCCAGTAATCGGACATCTTTCTTAGGGCTGGAACTGTTCCATATTTTTTACCAGCCTGCCACCTATAATTATAAAAATCATCGTAGCCTTTACCTTCTTTACTAAAAGCATACTTACGAGAATGATGTATATCTTCAAACAAAGCAGACCCCTGAGTTAATGCACTTTGTAATCTAAATTCTGCGTTACGACGAGCAGCATCATTTTTAGAGTTTTGTAAATCAGTTAATGCTTGTGAATAGCGCATCACAATATCAGATGCCATTGAACGATCTTTTTGTGCTGCAAATTCCCATGCTGGATTAGTTTGTGCTCCTTCATGTTTTGGAAATACAGTCCATTCATTGTGAGTTAAATCGTAAGCAGCATATGGTTGAATAGTTCTAATATCTGTTGCACCAGGATTTACATAAAAAGTAACTTCAAACCCATTCCAGTTTTCCATTTCTGGTTGAAGGTTTTCTCTAAAATCTTCATTTAACATTTTGCTAATTTCAACATCAGATAGTCCCATGTATTCAGGATGACCTTTTCTAAATTGAATATAATCAACACCAATTAATACATCTAGATCGCCAGGTTCACGATCTGCTGCCCATTGATAAGAAACGGCTGAACCAGCCAACCAAACAGTTGTCCAAAGATCAGGATGAAGATAAACGGCATTTAAAAAATCATAAAGTTTTTGTAACAAACCATTTCTAACCCAACCTTTTAATGTGGTGTTAGTAAACAGATGTTGATCTAATTCTTGTTCAGGAGTAGAAAAATACGATGTAGGAGAAACCTCAAGTTGTAGGGGTCCTACATACTTTTCTAAGCCATCTGAACGGTTCATAGACATAGTCTATGTCTATTTAGGCTTGTGGGGTATCTATGCCTCTGTCACTTAGTGCATTTAACAGTTTTTCCTTTAATTCTGCAGCACTATCTTTTGGTTGTAAGTTTGCTAAAACTGTACGTGCTACCCTTTCAGAAAGTAATTGACTGTCAATATCAGACACAATTTCTTTACAACTTTGATAAATATCAAAAGTGGTTGCTTTTTGAGTAATAACTTCATTTGGTTCTAATAACTCTGTAAAGATACTTCCATCAAGTCTAATTCCTACAGTAAAGGCTGTTTTAATTTGATTTTCAGTCATTAATTTATTCCCATCAATTTTTGTTTACGTTGTGCTACACCTACTGCTACTGGACAAAAATCACATAAGTATGTTTTTGCTCCTGGAGATTCTTCATATTTTTCCATACCTTCGGCTCTACGTTCTTTGACAGTTTTTGGTACTAACATCTTGTCCCTAGCATGCCAATCAGAACATCCATCGGTTGGTTTGTTATGACGTTTATAACAAGTCATTGCATCATCCATAAATATAGAACGTGAGTCATAAAAACTATCATCTATTTCTGCAAGACCAGCAGATCCTCCGCCTTTAATTTGGCGAATAATTTCTTTTTTAGATTCAGACTTAGCCCAAGCCCTTAAAGGCAATACGAATAATTTACCTTTATGAGGTTCTCCAGAAGGAAATACATGGTTATCACAAGCAACAGCCAATAAGTAATCTTGTTCTGGAACACCTTCATAAGGAGGTAACTCTTCTAAAGTTTGACATACAAGACAAAACAATAAACGAAACATTGGTTCATTGTCTTTTTTCTTTTCACCAAGAATAGGTACGTTACTCATGCTGCTCCTTGTAGTAGTCCGTGTAGCCTAGCGTATTTAGGCTGCTGTGGCTATTTTACGATGATTTTGATTATGGTCTAAACGATCTGTGCGTTTAATTGAGTATCCGCAGCAAGATTTACCTTTTTTTACGTTTGACTTTGGGTATTTTTTATTTGCCTTACCGCATTTATGAGAGTCATTACGACCCCCTCCACTTTTACTTTTTGCCAAGAGGTATGCCGTAATCTGGATTTTT